ACCCGTCTTTGTACGCGTTGGGATATTTAATTTTGAACCATTGTTCATGCGCGGATTGATAGCGTTGTTTTGGTGTCATATATTATAATTTTAAAAAATAGGCCACCATGGAAATGGCGGCCGTAATACTCACAACTAAAACGGTAAATCGTCAACCGCAACTTGCCCCGGTGTCGCCGGTTTCAAATCCGATGTTTTAAAATTACCCAAATAAACCTTCTTTTCTTTTGCCTCGCGTTGTTCCTTTGTTTGCCTTACCGATACGGAACCGATGTTCCCGTATTGATCAACATCATTGTTGATCCAAACGTCGATGTTCAAATAAAGTTTGCCATTTTTTGCCTGCGTTAACTTGTCCCTTGGAATGTCCGAAACGCAAATCGAACCGATAAATAGCTGATTCATAATGATTGCCGGGTGTCGGTTGCCGGTGCCGTTAAGAATTTAATATCATGCGATGTTTAACGGAATGCCATATTTCAAAACTTGCCTTTCCCAAAACCCTGGATTTTGTCGTATCATGGCCTTTTCCGTTTTCAATGTTTTTGGGCATACCCGGACGATAATTCCAACCGGTGTATTTGTTGCCATGCAATACCCGGTCAATTGCTCACCATATCCGAAATGGTCGATTGAGCGCCCCAACGGGATTTCCGATATCTTGAGATCAATGATTAATTTGCCGGGCCGTATCATGTCAATGCGGCCCTTGTATGCCATCGACAATCCATCATGTTCCATGTTGCATGTGATCGACATTTCGGTTTTCATGTGTTTTACCAATTCACCGATTTGTGCCAACAATACCCTGGCGATGGGAACGACCAATTCGCGATTGGCCCCGTTGTATTTGTCCGGTTCCAATATGTAATTGTGAACGGCCGTTCCCAACATCATTTTTTTTGTCGGTACGAAATCGCCCTTTTTCAATCCGGAATATGAAAGGCCCGGCAATGCCCGGTAATCCTCAAACGAAAGGCCCGGATGAATTTTCAATCCGATTATTTGCATAGTTCAACCATTTCAACACCAGGGATATTGTTTCCGGATTCATTGATATGCTTTGCCAACGCATCCGCCATTTGTCCAATGGTCAGTTTTTGCCATGATTTCACCCGAACATATTTGTTGCAATAGGGCCACAACCGGACAAAGTTTGAAACGATTGTTTTGGCCCATTGTTCGGTTTCCTCGGCCACAATTTTCATTTCCTTTTTTACTTTCGGCGTTTCAACGATCAACGTTTCCGCCTCGGCAATCAACGCGTTTGTTGCGGTTTCCAATTCAACATCCATTTGCATGGCCATTTCGGCGACTTGTTTGTGTTTCTCAATTGATTCGATGGCTGCATCTGCATTGGCCAGGTCATTGGAATATGTTGACCAAACGGCTGAAACATTATTTTTGGCGTTCTGCAAATCGTCCGCCGGGTTATATTTCTCAATGGAATCGAAAATTTCCTTTGCGTGTCCATCCTTTACTAACTTGCGTTCAAACTTTTCGAATTCCGGCAATTTCCATTCATCAATGATCCGTTTCATATCTTGAACCATCGCCGGGATGGAATGTGGCGGTTGCTTATCTTTCAAACAATTTTGATATGATTCCAATGTAATGCGTTCCAATTCATAGCGATATTGCGCGGCGATGCGGAACCATTCATTCACAATGTGCGCCTTCAATGCTGCGGCTTCATTGGCAATCAATTGTTGCGCCTGCGCCGATTCCGCGGCTTGCTTGCGCAATTCCAATTCGATGGCGGAACCGGATTCAATATTGGCCGCCATGCGTTTTTCAAATTCCATTGTCGGATTAATCAACTTTTCATCAATCATGCGCGTGAATTCCAACCGCTTTGATTTGGCGTCCGCCATGACTTGTTTTGCCGATTTGATATTGTGTTGAACGACATCAAGGGGATTGCCCTCGATGCCGTTAATATAATCCTGGACGGCCAATTCGGCCCGTTGTAGATCGTCAAACAATGCCGATTTGATATCGGACAATTTGATCCATCCGTTTTGTTGTGGGGTTAGGTTCATAGGATAAAGTTTGAATCGTTTGAAATAGTTTTTGGCGTATTTGCAACATCGATTTGCAAACGTTGACCGTCGGTCATTTCAACATTTTCGATGGCCCATTGATGCAATGTCAATTCGGACCCGGTCGCCATTTGTCCGGCCTCTATCCCGGCGCAAAGTTTTTCAAATTGTTCCGGCGTTAACACGCGTTTCGTTGATTCAACAACCTCATGCGTTGTTTCCTCGGTCACGCTTTCCATTTCTTCCGGAACATACACCGGTGATTCGTAAATGTCGGGCGTGTACCATTTCACGCCATTGGATATGGCGCGCGCGAATAGCATATTTTTCGGGAATCGATCCAGGTTTTTTGTACCGGCCTTTTTTGCATCCTCGATGGTGAATGTGGAAACGCCCAATGATTTCAATCCGCCTGGCACCTTTTCGCCGAATTCGATTGAACATACTTTGTCCGTATGTTCTAAAACACGGTAATCGTATTTGCCGAATCCTTTGACCCGGGCCGCCATCAATCCGGCGCCGATCGTCGGTTTCCCCTGGATAATATGAATTCCAGACATCGCAGCAAATGGACTGATTCCCATTTCTGCGCCGGCCATGATCTTCACCACCGCTTGTTGTGCGGATTTGATGTCGGCAAACATGCCGGATTTGTGAAACGTTTCGCCGATTGTTAGCGCATCGGCGGCGCTTTTGACAATTTGATTCATGTTGTGGGTTTTTATTTAAAGTGATGGAATGACTAACAATTTAACGGCCTTTGTCAATGATCCGTATTTTTTGACGATGGCCGATTTGTCGGCGTCTTTTAGGTATGCCGATACCAATTTTGCGCGCTGATCGGCCGGGATTTTCTTGCGTCCTGGTTTCATTTTTTCCATTTGTTTGTTTTTTTGATTTGATGCAAATATAGGGAATATTTGATATAAAAAATAAAATAAAAAATATTTTTAAAAATGTTTCGTGATATTGTTTTTTACCATATCTTTGAAATCTAAACCACAACAAAATGAACACATTATTCAAAATGACAAGGCACGAACAAAACGCAGTTGATTTCGGATTGAACTACTTTGAGAATGGTCATCAATTCCAAGTTGTTTATGACATTTACCAAAATGACATCCTTATCAAAAGGCACATATCTACAAAAACTGACAAGGTTTTGAATGCAACAATTAGGATAGATGCTGATGACTCAATAATTGATATAAATTTCCATCAAAACAAAGACAAAAAATTCAACGTAATAAAGAAAAATATTTTGCTTTAATCAATCCAGGGCCGGGAATACCGGCCCTCTTAAACCTTAACAACAATGAAACCAAAAACAATTCTCACATGGGCAATCATTCTCACAATGCTATGGATCGTCGGACAACTCCAGGATCAATGGTGCCGATAACGCCATACGAAATATGGCAAATGGAACGATTCGGAAATTTCATCCGTGAATCGAATCCAATCCCCCAGGAACCAGGAAAAACATTTTTTGAATACCAAATTGAAATCTTTGAACATGATGAAATATATAATAAATGAAATCGGCCCGGTATTGTTTCCGTCCGATGTTCCACATGAAACATTTGCCCCGGTAATGGGTGAAATAATCGCATCCGGGTTTTGCGTGTTTTGGTTTAGCAATGAATCGAACCGTTTCGAATGCTTTACACTACCGGAAACCACCGCAACGCCAAACGATTATAAAATCATTGAAAAATTCTTAAATGGCTAAAATTATCGCAATATGGATTCGGTGCCGTTTGTGCCGTTCCACTTATACCATCTCACATTTAAAACAATCAACATGTCCGAAATGCTTTTGCCTAAATGGCCCGAAATGAACACAATTGAACGCCACCGATTGATTGGTGAGTTAATCGATGCAATGATCTATTCCGGCGCGGCGGTTGCCGTTGTCAAGGATTGCGTTGAAGCATTCCGCGCCGCCGGTTATATTAAATCCATAATTTTGCCAACACCCGAAATTGAAAAAAATGGTATCTAATTTCATCACCTCAATTCATCATTTGCGGATCACCGCGGAATACATGGACGACATTGTCCGCCAGGCGCCCGGATCCAGGGCGGCCGTTTTGTTCGAAGGTTATTCCAAAAAAATCAAATGGATATTGCGCGACATTTCAACATATCCATATTTTACCGATCCCATCCGGGATGGCATCAAAACGGAAATCGCGTCGGATCCGTTAACATATCGCGCCATCATGGAACGAATTTCATTATTGGCGCCGCAACAACGAGATTTGTTGGAATTCGTTATCGATGATCTTTTGAATGGTAAACAAATTAAAATTGAAGTAAATGAACAATCGTAATTTTCAACATGGGTTTGTTCCCGGGTTCCTGGCGGCTTTATTTGCAATTTTAATAATTCGTTTAGTATGAAAAAAAATATTGAATTTATCGTTGATTTGATTTTCTTTTTTACGATTTCGATTCCGGTGGCTATTTGTTTCTACATTGCGAATGAAATATATTTTCTAATCAAAAAACCATTCAAATGATTGTCACCCATTCGATTGTTGAATACATCGAGAAAAACGAAATCCGGAAAAATGTTCGTTGGCGGATCCAGGGCGGCAAATGGTTTTTTGAAATGTTTCCAGGATTTTGGCAACACGAACAATCGTTCGACCGGTTTTTCCCAAAATATGAATTCGAGCGATTTAATTCAAAGGGATTGAACCCGGATAAAACAAAAATAATATGAAAAAATATTTGTTACGTTGTCGGACCTTTTCCGGGAATACCTTGTTTTTTTGCCATCAATACGTCGCCGGTATCAAACAAAATGTGTTCGTTTCCAATATCAACCATTCGTTGATATACTATGAACACGAAATCGGAACCGCCGAAATCGAATTGATCCGCATAATGTCAACCAATCAAATAAAATCCTATGTTATTGAAATATTGTAAATACTGCAAGCAAGATAAACCGCGCGATATGTTCCCGGTTAATATCATGATGAATGACCTCCGCGAAAGCAAGTGTAAAAAATGCCGGTCCGATTATGATAAGGCCAAACGGGCCAAACGAAAGGATTCAACATCCATTTCGCATTTTTAGTATTTGGAATAAACCGATTTCCCGTGAATCCTGGCCGCGCGTAACACTTGCTTACGTTGCGGCCCCTTTGTTTCATACGATACATGAACCCAATCCGGATTTTCGGAATTCCCGAATTCGTAAATCAATTGATCGAATTCTAAATTGTCCTTGATGTAATCGAACACCATACGATTGGTGACGTCATTTGGCGTTCCATCCATATCAATGTCGATAGCTTCACCGGAGCAATGTTGCGATGTAGCCGATCCGCCAATGGCCGCGTTCAATTCCTTTGACCGATATCCGGATGAAATAATGATCGGACAACGGAAATGAATCCGGATTGGTTCGAATATCTTTTCCGCCAACACCTTGAAATTGGCAATATGTTCCGCCGTTGGCATGTTTGAAATCCCATTGCGCTTGGCGGATTCCGACCGGACAACCTCCGACAAATCTAAATGTTCGGATAATTTCATTTTTTAAATTTAAGGTAAACGTACGCGGCAATCGCCAGGATCATTATAATAATCCATCCGGAACGTTTTTCCGCCTTTCGTTCCCATTCCATTGCCTTTGCATTTGATGCCGCCAAATCGTCCTGGATTAATTTTAACCGGGAATTGTCCACGATCACGGATTTGATCGTGTCGTGAATCGTAATCGATTTGATTATGTCACGCGTTTTAATCCGCGTCAAATACGTTGTGTCGTTCCTGGTTTCGATTTGTATCGTTGTATCGTTTTGTACCAATGTATCAACCATGATTGTTGTATCGGATTTGACGATGTACGTTGTATCATTGGCGCAATACCCCCCGGCGACGACAACCTTTGCCACGGCGTCCAATTTGTCCTGGTCGCGCAAAACTTGTTTCACCGGATTACATGAGGTCATCCACAACAACAAAAACAATAAAATCAACACCAACAAAATGGCATTGACCGGATCAATCTTTATTTTCATCTTTTTTGAATATCTTTTCCGCGGATGTCAATCCCAACGCAGCGAATGCCAGTGATGCCACGGAATACACCAGGGCCTCCGATGGATCGGTATTTTCAGTATGGTTGGCGTACAATGTCCAACAAAGGAACCCGGCGCACATCACCCCAACCAAACGTTTCGATGATGCCTGGCCGTTTTCCGAAACGAACCCGGATAAAAAACTAATTATTTTTTTCATATTCGGTTGAATCTATTGATTGCATGGAATCCGTTGTGACGCGTTTACGGCCCCAAAAATTGGTTTTTTCTTTTATGATGATCGTGTCATGAATGATGATCGTTTTCACAACCTTTGCCGAATCCCTTAACAATTTAAACGCAATAATATCGGCGGCGTTTTTTTGTTCCTTTTCATGAATCACATGATCAATTTTGGGGATCAATTGCGCGATGGTGTCCGTCCGGTTAATGGATTGAATCAACAATGTATCGACCGCGTATTTTTCGACAACATGGGCCTTTTTGCCACATGCTGAAAATAACAATATGGCAAAAATATATTTCATTTGATGGCCCCCAATTCCTTTAACGTTAAAAGTTTTGCGGTTGTTGCGGCCAACATGGAATCCGATCGTTTCAATTGCGCACTCAACGCATCGATTTTGATTTCAAGGTTTTCAATTTTCAAACCTTGTTTTTCGATTTGTTCCGTGTACATCAATTTTTGGTCAATGTATAAATAACCGATCGCAAACAATGTGATAAACAAAAACGCCTTGACGGGATCTTTGCTAAATTGTTCGAACGTTAGAGGAAATGATTTCATCAAATATGTATTATTTGGATTTGTGGCGAAAAATACATAAATGTTGAAAACCGGGATTGACATTTTATCAACCCCGGCTCAATGCTATTCGCCGTCTTTTTGCAATTCCTTTGCAATCGCCTGGTTGATTTCTTGCAATTCCTTTTGCGCTTGCTCGAGCCTCACCAGGGCATCGTATGCAGCGGCTTTCAATTCGATGATATTCATGTTGTTTATTTTAAGGCAAAATTACTAAATTTAATTTATCCGCAACCCACTCATAAATCCAAGCATTGATTGCCATTGCAGGTTGGTCACCCCAAGCCACATAGTCAGCACCATCAATTGTGGTGTTGCCTTGAGCGACTTGCTCGCCCATTGATTCAACCCCTTCAGCATCTACGTTCATTGTGAACATCTGCCAATAGTTAGTTGCTGAATTTTCGTAGTTGTCATTTATGCAAGTAACTTGAAGATATTTCGCTTCCTTGCTTTCGCCATTTACCCATACATTGACGGGTGAGATTTGTTTCGCCATTTTTATATAATTGTTAGGTTTAACTTACTTGCTGCCCAATTGTAAATCCATGCGTTTGCATCTACCTCTGCATCCCATTGCTCATAATCTGCACCATTAATTGATAGTTCATCATTTATCAATATTTGTGATGTTTGCTCATCTGCACTCACTACAATTAATTCTATAAGTTGATATCTAATTGTAGCCGTATCAATTAAGTTGTCATAACTTAAATAACAATTGAAAACAGTTGCTTGATGCTCTGCGCCCTTATACCATGTTGAAATTGGTGTAATATTTGCCATAATTTATTTTTTAAACTTGTCTTAATAAAGTTGTTTGAAATGCTTGTACTGCCGTATATAGGTCTGTTAAATTTGTTGATGTTAAACCATCTGCAATGAATCCAAATGCGTTTTGTCTACCTTGTTCATAACCTTGACCGCCTCTTCCAAAATAGAAATTTCTTGATGGTAATGAACCAGATGAACTGCCAGTATATGTATTGATTGTAGAATTTTTTTGTATATATTTTGTTGTAGAACCAATTCTCGAAATAGAATTTAACCCACTTGAATTACCTGCAACACCTCCATCGTTTGCATTATCAAATAAATACCCGTATCTATTTCCATCAGGATAATCTATCCAAAATTCTACAACAGGTGAATTAGAAGAAGGAACGCCCCACCCAAAAGAACCTCCACTACTTATATCATTCCTGCAATAATATCCAAAACTAATATCATTTATTGAGTTCATTGTGTTTAGATTAAGTGGAACCATTATTTCACCTAAATTCCCATAAACAACTCCATTTGATGAAAAAGTACAACCACTAATTGTTCCCGTAAATGATGATGATTTTAAGTTTTGTGAACATGCAGCAGCACTTGCACCTACCATTGGATAAATAACACGCATTTTACTCCAAATTCCATTAGACTTTAAACTTACTGTTAAAGTATTTACTGCCGTTTGTTCTGTTACACTTGTGCTTCCACCTGCAGCAGTTACTCTATTAAAAAATGCTTGAGCATCGGCATCAACTCCACCGCCTCCAGATGCAGTCCTTTGAGATGCTATGATTCCTAAATTCAATCCCATTTTATACAGTTATATCTCCGAATAAATACCACTCATCAGTTGCTATCTTCACTAAACTTGCACCGCTATATTGAACCGATAATTTCAACGCACCTCCTGCACTTCTTACAGTTACTCCACTTGTTGCAACAACTGTGGTCTGTCCTGCACCATATTGTGCCAAATCAATCTTTGTGCCTACCGCAAAAGCAACTGATGAGTTCAATGGAACAGTTAAGTTGTTTGCAGTTGCAACATTCATTTCTACCAACTTATCAGCATCAGTCAAAGCAAGTGTATATGATGCTGTTTGTCTGTTTGTTATTGTTAATGCACTACCCGTAGTCACCGAACCATCAGCCATTAAATATTGTGATGATGTACCACCTGACTTGATGAATGATGTTGCCGTCACACTACTTGAAAAGGTGGCAGCACCAGTATTAGCAAGTGTTAAAGCAGTAGTTGCGTTATTCACTACAAAAAACAATGGGTCTGTCGTTACTTGACGAATATATCCACCAATACCCGATAGTCCACTTGCTATTTCACTATATCCAATAAGTAATCCATAACCACCATTTTTATTTAGTCCAACCCATTTAGCAGTTCCCGTACCCGATGAACTAACTTGTACGCCTAAAGCATCATCTATACTTACAGCACCACCTGCTGTTACAACAGATGTTACTTTTAGATTACTTGATATTGTTGCATCACCACTTACTTGAAAACGACTACCATTGTCGGCGGTTGTGCCTACAAGGAGGTTGCCACCGGAGGTGATACGCATACGTTCGGCACTATTAACAACTGAATAGAAAGAAAAATCATCTGTTCCTGATATATTTCTTAAATACCATTTATCTGTACCATTTTGCTGAATTGCAAGGTTTGTATTAGACCCCGTTGGTGCATTTATTGTTAATGGAATGCCGGATGTTAAAGCTGTAGTTCCTACACCAATACTTCCAGAAGCCTCATAAATAACACTATTCCCAATCGCACTCCCACTTGTCCATTTCGGTAGGTAGTTCGTTGTTCCCGTTCCCGTTACGGGGTTGGTAATTGTACTTTGCTTATTGTTGAATGTAGTCCAGTCCGCACTACTCAACGCACCCCTATTGGTTGCGGATGCAGTTGGTACGTTTAGGGTAATTACTGGTGTTGTTGTTCCGTTGGCAACCGTTGAACTTAAGTCAGTTCCCGTTGTGCCTAAAGTTAATGCAGCAACAGATGTGACTGTACCAACGCTAAATGTTCTATCAGCACTCAAATCAAACGCAGTCCCATTGATTGTTAGTGTGCGTGAGGTTGGAACTCCACCCAATCCGCTTAATGTGTAAGTCGGAACATTTAAGGTATTAGATATAAACGTACTTGCACCACTTGAACCCGTAGTGGTTAAAGTAATCGCATTTTGTTTGGAGTTAAATGTTGTCCAATCAGTATTGCTTAACTTCCCCGTATTTGTTCCCGATGCGATAGGTAGGTTAAATGTATGCGTGTCAGTTACCGAACTAATATTAAAATCCGTTCCACTTGTACCCGTTGCAAAGTATTGCACTTGTGTGGTTAGTCCGTTAAGTGCGTTAAGTCCCGTTGAGAATGTAGTTAATACCTCGCAAAGATTGCTATTCTCGGTATGTAAGGTGATGTTCCTTCCATCTGGTGTTACAAAGATTCTTACCGCTATTCTATCAGTAGCAAGTAATGATGTTTGCGGAACTGGTATGGATGTAAAGTATTGGTCAACAACAGTACCTTGCGTAATCCCTTCAGGGTTTGTTGAACCATTTGCGATAAGTGTAAATACATTTGATGAACTTACTTTATAAAGTTCATTATAAAATGACGGAGTGCCACCGCCACTACTCGCATTAAAATAAAACTCTATGTTCCAATTACCTCCTGGGATGTTCAACAAAGCAGGGTCTCCTGCATCAGTTATAAATGATGCAATGTAGCCATTTCCTTGTGCTGATGTTCTTGTGAAATTAGTACCTGCACCAATGATGGGTGTCTGACTCATCTCATAGTAAGTGTCACCCCCAAATGTTCCTTGTGAAACACTACCATTTAAGTAGTAATTAACCGATGAACCACCTCCGCCATTTGTCGGGAAGTTGGCAAGTTGCCCATCACCTCTTACATATTGTGCTGATGTACCTGCACCCGTTACCGCAAGTGTTCCATTGCTTGTTAGAGGCGAATTGCTGACCGAAAATGCTGAAGGCATAGAAAGACCAACCGAAGTAAGTCCGGTGTCCGTATCGGTGTTATTTACCCAAGTAGTGCCATTGTACTTTAATACTTGTCCATTGGTAGGACTTGTCAAAGTAACATCGCCAAGTTGGGTTAAAGCGTAATCTCCTTCCGTTGCAACTACCGCACCCGTTCTTCCAAATACACTTGTAACTGCATCGGTGTTCAAATCACTCCAACTTGCCGTTACACTTCCACCATCTTGCTGATTAAGTGTAAGTGTCTTTGTAGTTGTTCCCGTTACTGCTGCACTAACTATGCTATCATTGTAAGCGGTATTCCAAGTTGCTTGGGATGCCGTTGTAGGTATTGAATACCCACTTGCAAATCCAACCGCTAATGTTCCAGAAGTTGTAATAGGATTACCCGAAATGGTTAACCCCGTTGGAACGGACATATCTACTGAAGTGACAGTACCATTTCCGACAACCGGAAACGTAGCTAATGAGCCATCCCCTCGAAGATATTGTGATGTTGTTCCGGTAGGTTGATTAAACTTACCGGGAACGCCCATCAACGTTGATATTTGTGTCAACGTTAATTTATATGATACCCCGTTTATCGGATCACCAACTAAAGATAAATCTGATAACGATGCGCCAGATCTACTATCTAACTGGTTTATTTTTTTATTAGCCATATTTTAATTTTTCATCGTCATCAATTAAGAAATATTGATTATCACTCCACAAAAGGAAATCCCCAATATCAACAACCGCCTGGCATTTATCAGCATCAAATCGAACGCCAATTTCAACCTGGACGGAAACCCCGGCCGTCAAATCCTGCAATTGATAATCCCGGATATTCATCGCGTAATCTTCACCGATCACCCATGAATGTTGAAACCCGAAATAATTAAGCATCGCCAGGAAATCCATCGCAACGGACAACATATCGGATTTAATTTCCCATTCATTCGCCAACGCATTGTTTGAAATATCCATCAAATCAAATAAATGGAATGTGAATGAATATTTGCAAAGGCGATCCGTTAAACTTATCACGCCGGTTCGATCCAATTCCGCAAAACACGCGGGATATGTTACATCCGGGCCGTCGAGAAATTCATCGAAATTCCCAATGTAGAAATGATTAATTTGTTTGTGCGATACGGCTAATTGTCCAATCCGGGCCACCACTTGTTTCAATGTAAGTGATGAACCGGCGTATTCCGCAAATGAAAAAGTTGTCGGGACTTGGCAACGATTGGCATCAAATCGTATTCCGATAGTAACATCAACCGAAACGCCGCATGTCAAATCTTGCAATTCATAATCGCGGATCGTCATGTTGTAATCATCGCCCACCTCCCAATCCGTATAATCTTGATCCTTTAACAACGCGATGTAATCCTGAGCCACCGATGCCATATCCGACGTAACATCCCAAACATTAGCCAACGATCTATTGGCCGTATCCATCAAATCAAAAAAATAAAACGTGAAATTCAAATTCGCAACGCGGTTCGTCAACGATATATTTGAATCCGGTTTCAATTCGCAAAATAATGCCGGATATGTCACATCCTCATCGTCTAAAAATTCATCGAATCCACCGATGAAAAAATAGTTAATTTGTTTGTGGCTTTCCGCCAGGTCTTGCAATCTTGATATGGTTTGCTTTAATGTCATTTGTTTTTTCTTGTTGCGCTAAAAATAAACGCAACTTTTTCTCGTTTTTTTTTGAAGTGTTTTTAGGCATTAAATATAATATGGATCATTGGAATTGTACCCCGCCGGTGGACGCTTATTCAATGAATAATCATCACGCGGAATTTCCGTTTCATCACCCAAATAAATTGGCGATGTATAGGACGCGCGTTCGGGATGAACGACATCAACGCCGGAAACAAAATTCAAATATTCCGGAAAATAATTGTCCGCGTATTCAATCAAATAATTGCGCAACATCTTTGCGTAATGTTCGGCCCTTGATTTGTATTTGGCAACGATGGAATACATTTCCGACATGGTCGGTTGTGTTGCGTTTTCAACCGTCTTTTGCGAAACGCCCTTGTTCCAATATTGATAGTTCAACCCCTCCGGCAATTCCGCCATTACGTAATTGCAACAACATTCGACAACGTAATTATCAACCAATGATTTGTAATTTCCCGCCAATGTATTGTTGGCGATGTCGTTCAATATCTTATTGAATAATGTCGACCCCAATATTGGCATGATGTAAAGGTCTTGAACGGCCTTAATTTCGGGATAAATCAATTTATCATCGATGTTGTCGTGCAACGACATGCGTTCCTTAATTACGGACGGCAAGATCAAATATGTGATTGTGGCCATTGTTTTATTTTTTCTTAATTACTACATGCTTAATCCACGCGTGACGACAATGGAATTCAATCGTTCCGTTGTTGTTCCAAAATCCACCGGCGCGCGTGAATACCGAATATCCCAAACGTTCGGACAATTTTTGTATATCCTGGCGGCTAAACATTCGTGTTTCACTTAATCCAACCATCCGGCGACAAAATGGCCTGGATGTTTGTAATAATGTCGGCCCGGCAACATCCGAACGTTTTTCGTATGTGTACAAAACTTTGATTTCCGGTAATGTTTGGGCCGGTAATCTTTCATTTATTTTCCGGACTACGTTTCCACCCTTAACTACTGCGGAAATAACTTCACGTTTTACCAAATCATCGACGATGGTGTCAACGACTTGCAATTCATATTTTAACGCCTCGGCAACTTGTTTATTCGTCAAATCCGGTTGTTTCTTTAACAACTCCATGATCTTTGCCTCGCGTTCCGTGAATTCCGTCACGGCGGCAAATGACATTTTGAAATCATCATCTTGGCCCGTGTACGTTTCCGATTTCAGTATGTTGTATTGTTCGCGATCTTCGCCGTATTCCTCAAACATGATGGCGATGAATTCATCGGAATCCTCCATGAATTGTTCATCACTTGTTTGCGGATCGTCATCGATTCCCAAATATTGATTGATTTGATCGTTCGTGAATCCATAGGCCGACAATTGAATTGATGCCTGGCCCTTTGTTAACTTGCCTTGACTAAATAACCGGACAATCCTCATGAGGTTTTGTTGTTGACGGCCCGACAATTTCACCAATGTTTCGTTTCCTAATTGTTCCGGTTGAACGTTCGTTGCGACCGTTGGTATGCCGTATTTTGCCGGATCAATTCCGAACTTCTCCAATATCCATTCCTTCGGTAATAACTCCTTAAATTGCACCGGATCAAGTTCCATGCCCACCGGTTCAACATCCTTCAACTTGTATTCCGCATCGATGCCGGCAACCCCGGAAAAATATCCGGTTATTTCCTCGATTTGTTTTTGCTTATGCGTTACGTATGTATTCTTGAATATCTCGTA